TTACCAATACATTTGGATCTGCTGGCGCTTTGGAAACCCCGCATAATCGGGATTTCCTTCAATCGTCTTAAGCAAATTATGAGACCGTGGCCTGCCGGAATGGTGCGTCGCGTTTATCTTGATGGGCGGAGCGTATGGGAACGCTTCATGAAGAATCACGGGAAACACACTGACCATGATGATGGCGCTGTTGGCGATATAACCGCCGATGGCACTGCCGCTTTTGCGGATCTGAGAACCTCGATTCACGGGACCCTTATGGGGCTTCATCGGGGTATCAGTTTGTCGGAAGCGGGTGACGAAAATGTCGAGGGCACTGTCCGGGTGCATCTTGATCAAATTTCAAAATTATTGGAGGCGGGCAATGGAGAACACTCAGGAAACGTCCTACCGGCAAACCCTGGAAACGTCCTCGACCTTGAAGCCGCAAGAGATGAGATCAGCCGCAGACTTGTTAAGCTCGTTAAGCAGCGAGGAGATTGAGGAGTTTCTGGATTCCCTCAGTTATAATGCACTTTTGTCACTGCCCTGGCTGTTTGAGCACTGGGCCCATGCACACCAGAAAACACCCAAAGGGGATTGGAAAACCTGGGTCATCATGGGCGGTCGAGGGGCTGGTAAAACCCGTGCAGGCGCTGAATGGGTACGTGCACAGGTTGAAGGGTCCAAGCCGAATGATCCGGGGCGATGTAAGCGGGTGGCCCTGATTGCCGAGACCCTGGATCAGGCGCGGGATGTTATGGTGTTCGGGGAAAGTGGGGTAATCGCCTGCTCTCCCCATGATCGTCGCCCCGTTTGGCAGGCAACAAAGTCGATGACCTCAGCACCGACACAGGCGAATTCGGCCTATCTGGCGGACAGTTTTCTGGAGCATGTGGAAGAGCGTTATGCGGGATCGCGGCTTGGGCGTCAGGAGTTGGACGGCGAGTTGTTGTCGGACACGGAAGGCGCATTGTGGTCTCGTGATGCAATTGATGCTGTGCGCGTGTCCGAGGCGCCCGAACTGGACCGGATCGTGGTGGCAGTTGATCCGCCGGTGACCAGTAACGCAAATTCTGATGATTGCGGGATTATGGTGGTAGGAGTGACCATGGAGGGACCGCCTCAGGATTGGCGGGCCTATGTTCTGGAAGATGCGACTATGTCAGCGGCAAGCCCGACGGCATGGGCGGAACGAGCGGTTAATCTGTATCACAAGCATGGCGCAGACCGGTTGGTCGCCGAGGTTAACCAAGGTGGCGATCTGGTGGAAACACTGGTGCGCCAAGTTGATCCTCTGGCCAGTTATTCCGGTGTCCGGGCGACGCGTGGCAAGGTTGCGCGGGCCGAGCCTGTCGCCGCTTTATATGAGCAAGGTCGTGTGTGCCATGTGGGTGGATTTGGTGATCTGGAGGATCAGATGTGCCAGATTGCTCGCGGTGGATATGCAGGATCTGGCAGTCCGGATCGCGTCGATGCGCTTGTCTGGGCGCTCACGGATTTGATGATTGAACCGGCGGCCGCGTACCGTGCACCGCATATTCGGTCACTTTGATGAATCCGATCTGCGAGCGTTAGGTCGATGATTTTATTGTCTAAATCTCTTCGGGGCTGCGGTGTTGCACCCCGAAGTGACCACCGTTCGGTGGGTTAACGACTGTTCTACTTTTCTAGAACAGTAGTGTTGGCTAATTCCGATTTTAGCCGCTTTGACGGTGACCCGCAGTTTAATTGAAATTGATTTTCCAAGGAGCAGAACTCGAATGGTTCTTCAGATTTTTCGTGCGGCCAAGACCGCCCCTGTCGAGACAAAAGCCTCCCGTGCTGCCCCTCTGGTTCAGTTTCATGGCTCTGGCCGTGCGATCTGGTCGGGACGGGATACCGGCTCTCTTGTGCGCAACGGGTTTGCCGGTAATCCGGTTGGATTTCGCTGCGTTAAGATGATTGCCGAGGCGGCCTCAGCCGTGCCTCTTGTTCTTCAGGACGACGAGCGGCGTTATGATGTGCATCCGCTTCTGTCGCTTTTGCGCAAGCCGAATGAAACAGAAGGGGCCTCTGAATTGTTCGAGCATCTCTTCGGGCAATTGATCCTGACCGGTGATGCCTATCTGGAAGCTGCCGGGCTTGACATCGACACAGGCGCGCCGTCCCAGCTTTATGTGCTGCGCTCGGATCGTATGCGTGTTGTTCCGGGCTCGGACGGTTGGCCGGTTGCCTATGAATATAATGTCGGTGCCAAGAAAGTGCGCTTTGATATGCGCGGAGACGTCGCCCCGATCCTGCACTTGAAGTCTTTCCATCCTCAGGATGATCACAATGGCTTTTCGCCCCTTCAGGCTGCCGCAGCGGCGCTGGATGTGCATAATTCTGCATCCGGTTGGTCCAAAGCGCTTCTGGACAACGCGGCACGTCCGTCTGGTGCGATCATCTATAAAGGTGCCGATGGTATGGGCGCACTGGCCAATGATCAGTATACGCGCCTCATTGATGAACTTGAGACGCATCATATGGGTGCGCGAAATGCCGGTCGCCCCATGCTTCTGGAGGGCGGTTTGGATTGGAAGCCCATGGGCTTCTCCCCGTCGGATATGGAATTCCACAAAACCAAACTTCCTTCCTAACGGATGCTGAAAAACGATCCATGCTGGGGCTGCCAAAGTTGGCGGAAGATGAATGAGCGAAGAGCAGCAGCCCAAAACCGGCTCCCGGTTTCTTTATGAGCCCTTTAATGCGACCGCCGCCAAGGTGGATACGATTGAAAAGGTCAATGAAGAGCGCTGGCGTGGTTTGGAGCGCCGCTTGATGGTCATAGAGACCATGCTGGAACGTCTGGAAAAGCGTCTGTGGCTGGCGGTTTACGGGATTGCGGCCTTCGTTCTGACCCAAGCGGTTTATCAACTAATTCAACTCAATCCGAACTGAGGATTTATCTCATGTATTACAAAGATCGCGTTTCCGGCCCGCCGGAGACCAAATTCGTGCAGCTTGGCTCCCAGATCGGGTTGTCGGAAGAAAACCGGATTGTCGGCTATGCGTCCCTGTTCGGGGCCAAGGATCAGGGCGGAGACTGTGTAGAGCAGGGGGCTTATTCGTCCTCTCTGAAGTCGCTTCAATCGGGTGGTCGGGCCGTCAAGATGCTTTGGCAGCATGATCCTGCCCAGCCGATCGGTGTCTGGGATGAGGTGTTTGAGGACAAGAAGGGCCTCTATGTTTCGGGTCGCATTCTGGAAGATGTGCGGGCTGGTGCAGAGGCGCTCGCACTTTTGCGCGCCGGAGCCATTGACGGGCTCTCCATTGGATATCGCACCGTCAAAGCGTCCAAGTCCCAAGGCGGCGGGCGTTCCTTAAAACAATTAGACCTTTGGGAAGTATCATTGGTGACATTTCCAATGCTTCCCGAAGCGCGGGTGCAGTCTTCGCTCAGTGATGACGATGACGGCGCACTGGCGCGCGCACTGGCGGATGTATTTTCATCGGCCAGTACCATGCTGACGCGCGAGTGACGTCAGTTTTTTCAACCCTTTGCGTCCTGACACTATTGAGGGGCGTTTCATTGATCCAAGAGGACAATTGATGAGCAAAGCTGAACGTAAAGCCAGCTCGCCATTGGCTGGTGGGGGGCATAGGCCTGCTGCCGAGGTCAAGGCGGCCATGACTGATTTTTTCAGTGATTTCAACACATTTCAAACTGAACTTAAGTCTCGTATCAAAGAACAGGAAGATCGCTTGACTATGATTGATCGTAAATATAGCGCCGCATCCCGGCCCGCCCTAAGTCATGCAAATGACGTGGAAGCTCCACACCAGAAAGCATTTGCCGCATATCTTCGCTCTGGCGATGATGATGGTCTGCGCCATCTGGAAGTTGAAGGCAAAGGTCTCAACACATCCGTAAATGCAGATGGTGGTTTCCTTGTGGATCCGGTCACAGCGGATCGTATTTCGGGCGTTCTTTTAGGAGCCTCTTCCATTCGCGCGATTGCTAATGTGGTTTCAGTAGACTCCACGGCCTTTGACGTGCTCACAGACCAGACCGATATCGGTTACGCATGGGCCACTGAGACTGATCCGTCGGCCGAGACTGCAACACCGCAAATCGAGCGGATCTCGATCCCGCTCCACGAACTCTCGGCAATGCCAAAGGCGTCCCAGCGCCTTCTGGATGACAGTGCCTTTGATGTTGAAGGCTGGTTGGCCGAGCGTATTGCGGATCGTTTCTCACGTGCGGAGTGCAGCGCGTTCATCTCCGGTGATGGTGCTGACAAGCCGACAGGTTTCCTGACTTACACAGCCGTTGCGGATGATAGCTGGTCCTGGGGAAACCTTGGATATGTCGCGACTGGTGCTGACGGTGACTTTGATGCGGCCGAAGCGGCTGATGCTATCGTTGATCTGGTCTATTCGCTGGGTGCACGCTACCGCGCGAATGCGACCTTCGTGATGAACTCCAAAACCGCAGGCGCAGTTCGCAAAATGAAAGATGCGGATGGTCGTTTCTTGTGGTCAGATGGTCTGGCAAATGGTGAGCCTGCACGCCTGATGGGCTATGCGGTTCTGATCGCGGAAGACATGCCCGATATCGCAAGTGATGCCACCGCGATTGCGTTTGGTGACTTCCAGTCCGGTTATACGATTGCCGAGCGTCCTGATCTTCGTATCCTGCGCGATCCGTTCTCCGCCAAGCCGAATGTGTTGTTCTATGCAACTAAGCGTATCGGTGGTGATGTCAGCGATTTTGCGGCCATCAAGCTTTTGAAATTCGCAGCGAGCTAAACTTTGAGGTGCGTGGCATCTGTGTCCCGCGCCTTTAACTGCTCTTGCGTCATGAACGGGAGTGTCCGGTGTTGGGCCGGGCTTTTCTCGCCACCTCCACATCGCCCTGTTTGCTGCTCCGCCCCCCCAGGTGGTGTGGGGGTGGGTTTTTGTTTTTTACCCAAAGATTGCGGGCTCTTATCGCGCGGCCCTTTCCAACTTTGCGCAACGCCCCTTGGGGCGCTGTAAATTATGCACAACACCGGATCAACGCCTGCAAGGAGTGACCACATGATACTCAACGAACTGACCGCCGTGCCGACAAGCGCGATCCCGGTCACAGCGTTTTCTGAACATTTGCATCTGGGCTCCGGTTTTACTGACGCAGGTGGACAGGATACAGTTTTAGAGACTTATTTGCGTGCGGCATTGGCTGCCCTTGAGGCGCGTTCGGGCCTTGCATTGTTTCAACGCCGCTTTTCGTGGGGATTGTATGCGTGGAACAATCCCAATTTCCAGCGCATGCCAAATGCGCCAGTTCAATTGATCGAAACCTTGCGGTTGTTGTCCTCAAACGGTGAGGAAACCCTGATCGATTCAGAGGACTTCCGGCTTCAAAAAGTCGGGCATCAATCACGGCTCCTGGCAACGGGTGCCTGTTTGCCGTTCAACGGTTCGGTCGAGATCATTTTTGAGGCCGGTTTTGGACCGGACTGGACGGATATTCCTGCTGATCTTCGCCAGGCGACCCTGATGCTCGCAGCATATCACTATGAGAACCGCAATGGTGCGGATGGCGGTCAGTTTCCTGCGGGTGTTTTGGCATTGCTGGAACCTTATCGCGCCTATCGCCTGTCTGGAGGTGCCGCGTGAGTTTCTCTCCGAAGCTGGACCGCAGGCTTGATCTGGAGGATCGGGTGGAAACGCCTGATGGATCCGGTGGATTTGATGTCAGCTGGACCAAGCTTGGCTCATTGCCCGCAGAGGTCATCAGCCGCACCGGTCGGGAACGCTTTATCGGTGGTAAGGGGGTGTCGAGCCTTGCCTACAGGATCACGGTGCGCGCAGCACCTGAAGGCGCGGCCTCCCGGCCCAAGCCTGACCAGCGGTTTCGCGATGGCGGGCGGATTTATTCCATTCTGGCTGTGGCCGAAAGCAACAAGAGCGACCTCTATTTGTACTGTTGGGCTGAAGAAGGAAAAGGCGAATGACCTATGCGCTTTCAGCCCCATTGCAGCGGGCGGTTTACGAGGCTTTGTTGGCTGACGCCGGACTTTCGGCTCTGGTTGGGGCTCACATTTACGACGGGCCATTGCCTTTAGAGGGTGCGGATGCGCCGGAAGATTATATCACCATTGGTGGTGAGACGGTGAAGGATGCGGGCACGGCCACCACGGATGGAGCGCTCCATGACTTCACGGTTATCGTTCATTCGGCGGCGTCCGGTTTCAAGGCGGGCAAGACGATTGCGGGGGCGGTCTGTGATGTCCTGTTAGATGCGCAACTGCCGCTGAGCCGCGGACAGTTGGTCTATCTGAGATTTCTAAAGGCGCGTGCGGCCATCGGGGCGCCGCCGGCACGGCGGACCATTCAGCTCAATTTTCGTGCCTTTGTTGAAGACACATCATCATAATTTGGGAAAAACCTTATGACTGCTCAAAATGGTAAGGACCTTCTGATCAAGGTCGATATGGATGGCGCGGGCCAGTTCCAGACAATGGCGGGTTTGCGCGCGACGCGGATTACGCTCAACTCACAGACCATCGATGTCACGAATATGGAAAGTGAAGGCGGCTGGCGCGAATTGCTGGCGGGCGGCGGGGGGCGTTCTGCTTCAATCACAGGATCCGGTGTATTTCGCGATCAAGCCTCTGATGAGCGGGCCCGCGCGATCTTCTTTGGCGGTGAAATGCCGGATTTTCAGATTTTTATTCCCAATTTTGGAGTTGTCGAGGGGCCGTTCCAGATCACCTCTATTGAATATTCCGGCAACCATGATGGCGAGGCGGTCTATGAAATCGCGCTTGCGTCGGGTGGTCAGCTTCAGTTCACGGCAATCTGATGATCAACCGGCATCGCGGTGAAGTCGAGATCGAGGTCAATGGCCAGAAGCGCGTCATGCGGCTCACACTTGGGGCTTTGGCGGCACTGGAAGACGGGCTTGGCGCGAAGTCTCTGGTTGATCTGGTCGAAGGGTTTGAGACCGGGCAGTTCAAGGCCCGTGATCTTTTGCTTCTTTTATGGGCGGGCCTGAATGGCGGCGGCTGGGAGGTTTCCTTTGAGGAGGTCGGGGATGCGCGTATTGGCGGCGGTCCCCTTTCTGCTGCGAAAAACGCAGCGCAGTTATTGGCGCTCACATTTGGGTCGGAAGACCGGTGAACGGAATTTCCTGGGATGAATTGATGCGGTTTGGAATGTGCGATCTTCGCCTTTCTCCAGACGTGTTCTGGGGGCTTACGCCGGTCGAGTTGATGATGATGGCAGGTCAGGACGGTCGGTCATCGGCAGTTAGTAATGCGGGTCTTGAGGCATTGATGCTCAAGTTTCCCGACAAGACATCGGAGTAAACATGTCGGATTTTGAAGACAGTTCAGCACGCCTAGAGACGGCCCTACAGGACATTGAGTCGAGCATTTCAGGCACCGAGACCGTGAGTTCAACCTTTAGGGCCGAGGTTGAGGAAATGACGCGATCCATGGCGATTGCATCCAAGCAGGCCAGCGGCTTGTCGCGTTCAGTCGGTACGTCTTTGAAGTCCGCCTTTGACAGCTTGATTGTTGATGGTGACAAGCTGTCGAACGTCATTGGCAAGCTTGGTTCCAGCATTGCATCCAAAGCGTTTTCCAGCGCCTTGACCCCTGTCACGGATGCGCTTGGGCAAGCGGTCAGGAACTGGATTGATGGGGGAAGCGGGACCCGAAGCGATCATGCCGCTGGCGCGGGGTGCCGATGGCAAGCTTGGTGTACGTTCAGGAGGTGGCGGCTCCACGGTGCATGTGACCATGAACGTGAGCACACCGGATGCTGAAAGTTTTCGGAAATCCAAGACACAAATTGCGGCCCAGCTTTCGCGTGCCATGTCTCGCGGCAACCGCAATCTTTGAGGAATTAGTTTATGTCATTTCACGAAATTCGGTTTCCGACAGGGACTGGGCTGATTTCAAGTCCTGTGCACCGAGTGCAACGATTGCATCTGCGGATCAGGAACTGGGTAAAGGTGATGGGGAGAGTAAGGATTTTGCGCTCCGTAAAAGCTATACCTCAGGTGATGAGACTTATTGGCGTCCAATCACCAAGCCCGTTTCTGGACGTGTTTTCGTGGCAATTGACGGACAGTTGCAATCCGAAGGAACCGACTATTTTGTGAGCACAGAGACAGGAATTGTCTCTTTTGCAGTTGCGCCTACGGTGAATGTTTCAATTACTGCCGGATTTGAATTTGATGTGCCGGTTCGCTTTGAACTGGATGCCATTGAAACGAGTGTCACCAACTTCTCAGCCGGTCAGATACCGAATGTGCCTGTGGTGGAGGTGCGTGTCTGATGCGCGACATTGATCCTCTTCTCAAAGCAAAACTCGAAAGCGGTGCCACGACATTGTGCCGATGTTGGTTGGTCGAACGCGCTGATGGCGTGAATATCGGCTTCACCGATCATGATATGGATGTCACATTTGACGGGTACAGCTTTCAGGCAGGTACCGGACTAGATGCAGCCGCCATCGAAAGTTCAACCGGATTGAGCGTTGATAACACCCAAGCGGTGGGCGCATTAAGTGCTGTTGGACTGACCGAAGATGATATTCGCGCAGGTCTTTATGACAGTGCGCCGGTTCGGTTGTGCTATAACCCGGCCTGTGATCGCATTCTTGGTGACGGGAAATGCCGAATTGATCTGAGTACGCCGGGCTTGTCGGTCATGGCACAGGTTTCCGCGGTTCGGGATAATCGTACGATTTGGGCGGAAGGTATCTCTGAATTTGCGATTGGCTGGTTCTCCTTTGGGACGTTGGAATGGCGGAGCGGTGCAAACAAGGGCGCTCTGGCCAAGATCAAGTTTGACAATGTGAAAGGTGCCGACCGGATCGTCGAGATTTGGGAAGAGGCAGCCCATGCCATTGAAATCGGTGATCAATTCAAATTGGTAGCCGGATGCGACAAGGCCGCTGACACTTGTCGGGTTAAATTCAATAATGAATTATTCGGACAGGAACCTGCTGAGTTGCCGGTTTACAATCCTGATTGGGATGTCTCTGAAGCTGAGCGTCTCACGCTCGCGGCCAAGCGGTTTCTAATTCCGGTAGAGGCCGGGCAGATAGACATTGGTGACGTCGCACTTTTTCGCATGCGTCAAACGGGACCCGCAAAGCATTTAGGAATTCTGGCGCAGGACGCCTCGGGGCATCTGACTTTTATACATTCGTATTCACTGCACGGTGTCGTTGAAACGTCACTGACCTCAGCATGGACCCGTCGTGTCGACGGGTATTTTGCGGTTCCCGCTAGGAGTATTTGATGGCGACGTTAGTATTATCAGCCGCAGGCGCCGCTCTTGGTGGGTCAATAGGCGGATCTGTTCTTGGCCTTTCCTCTGCGGTCATTGGTAAAGCGATTGGCGCGACCATTGGCTCGGCTATTGATCAAAAGATCATGGGCACGGGCTCTCGCTCTGTTGAAACCGGTCGGGTCGACAATTTCCGCATTTTAGGCGCTTCGGAAGGTGCATCTATTCCGCAAGTCTTCGGACAAATGCGCACGTCCGCGCAAGTGATTTGGTCAAGCCGCTTTCTGGAAAAAAAGAGCAGTGAGACGACCGGCAGCAAGTCCAATCGCACAACGGTTGTGTCCTATTCCTATTCGGTTTCATTGGCTTTGGCGGTCTGTGAAGGTGAAGTCACGCGCATCGGTCGGGTTTGGGCGGATGGCAGTGATGAAGACCAGTTGCCTGATCCGTTAATCGAGGCGGTGGAGGGGGCTGGCAATGCCCCCGCTTATCGCGGTACGGCTTACATTGTTTTTGAAAACCTAGAGCTTGCTGCTTTCGGCAACCGTATCCCCCAGTTCAACTTCGAGGTGGTCCGGCGCGTCAAAGAACTCGGGGCCGATCCGCTTGTGGATCCGTTTGATACGCTCAATGCGGTCGCGCTCATTCCGGGAACAGGTGAATATGCTCTGGCAACAACGCCGGTGCGGTACAAATTTGATAAAGGTATTTCAAGATCAGCAAATCAGAATAGCGCATCGCGCCACACTGACTTTGTGAATGCGATGGATCAGCTTTCGGTTGATTTGCCCAAAGTGAATGCCGTGTCGATGGTTGTCAGTTGGTTCGGAGATGATCTGCGTTGTGGAAGTTGTGATTTGCGCCCTTGCGTGGAGCAGAACGACACTGATGGGGACTTGCGGGATCACCCGATCAGACAGCGGCCGCGGCCTCCCAAGTTCAGGATTTCTTCGGGCAAGCAACCGCATCGGATTTCTCACGTTCCAACGGGATGATTTCTTACTCTGGCCCGAACGAATGGGGCTATCGGCGCTTCATTCTCCATTATGCCCATTTATGTGCGGAAGCGGGTGGTGTTGCGTCCTTTATAGTTGGGTCAGAATTGCGCGGGATCACCCAAATCCGTGACGGTTCTGGGGGTTTTCCAGCAGTGAATGAATTGATCTCCCTGGCCAGCGAAGTACGAAGCATATTGGGTTCATCCGTCGACATTTCATATGCAGCGGATTGGTCGGAGTATTTTGGCTATCACCCGCAAGACGGTTCGGGTGATGTCTGGTTCCATCTTGATGATCTTTGGGCATCTGATGATATCGACTATGTTGGCATTGATAACTACATGCCGCTGTCGGATTGGCGTGACAGCTCGGATCATCTGGATGCGGAATTCAATAGTATCTATCTCTCCCACGGCTTGGATGCCGCAATCAAAGCCAATTCGATTTACCGAGTTCGGATGTGCGGCGATTGACAAAGGCACCAATCAGCCCAACGTGTTTGTGGATGCGAAATCATCCGAAGGGTTTGTGCCTTATCATTCCACAGGATCCCGAGATGATTTTATTCAGTATCGTTATTTTCAAGCCCATTTGAACCATTGGGCCAAGCCCGAGAACAATCCAGTTTCCGTTTCTTATAGTCAACCGATGGTCGATATGAGCCAAGCTTATATTTGGGCTTTTGATACGCGGCCATGGCCTGATTTTCCGAACCGTTCGGACGTTTGGAGCGATGGGGAAAACTACGGGCGTGGACATTGGGTGTCAGGGCGCGTTGGCGCGGCGTCACTGGCAGCGGTTGTGACGCAAATTGCGGATCGCTCCAACTTCTCCAATGTTGATGTCCGTAATCTGCACGGCTCTGTGCGTGGGTATATTGTGGATGGTGCGCAGTCTGCACGTCAATCGCTTCAGCCCTTGATGCTGTCTCATGGATTTGAGTGCAGCGAGATCGGTGACAATATCGTTTTCAAAAATCGGCTTGGATCGACTCCGTTAGGTCTCGGAGAAGCTGAGTTGGCCTCTGACAACAGGTCAAATGCGATAAGCTATACTAGGACACCTGATCTGGAACTGTCGTCACAGGTTCAGGTCAATTATTATCAGGCTGAGAACGCCTATCAGTTGGGTGCGGCCTCCGCGGTTATCCCGGACCAGTCCGAACCAACAGTGACCAGTCTGGATGTGCCAATTGCATTGAGCACATCGGAAGGATCCAACGTTGCGGCGCGGTTCTTGTCCGAAGCTCATATAGCACGGGACGAGGCGACGTTTTCGCTTCCGCCATCGATGCTTGACATAACGGTCGGGGATATCGTCACGTTTGGCACTGGAAATGCGGACAAGTTGTTCCGGATTGATCGACTTGAAGAAACCAAAGAGCGTTCATGTCATGCGGTTCGTGTCGAGCATGGCGTCTATCAGCAAGGCGGGGCGGTTGAGTGTTCAGTTCAAGCGCCATCGCTCACGCTTCCTGCACCGGCATATATCGAATTTCTTGATCTGCCTTTGATCACTGGTGAAGAAATCGCACATGCGCCGCATATCGCGGCGATGGGCCTGCCTTGGGTTGGGAGTTTATCTGTCTATTTGTCCTCGAGCGACAGTGGATATGTGCTGGATAAGGAAATCCAGAGCCCGTCGGTTGTTGGCACGACATTGAGCGGACTGCAAAGACAACAGCCTGACCGGTGGTCGACCTCTGACAGGCTGCGTGTGCGTGTCCCGTCGGGTGTGCTTGAAAGCCGAAGCCGTGATGATGTCCTGAATGGTGCCAATATTGCAGCGATCCGTGGCGTAGAACACGCGGATTGGGAGCTGTTCCAATTCCGGAATGCAGAGTTGGTTGGCCCCAGAGAATATGAGTTGTCAATTTTGTTGCGCGGGCAACTTGGGACTGATGGCGTGATGCCGGACCTTCATCCGTCTGGCAGTGATTTTGTTCTGATCAATGGAAATTCGGTGCAGCCGTCGCTGACCAGTGCTGCGCGCGGATTGGATCGACACTATCGGATCGGTCCTTCGAATTTAGGCTATGATGATCCGAGCTTCGAACATTTCGTCGAGAGCTTTGACGGCGTCGGTTTGCGCCCATATGCCCCCGCACATTTAAGCGCGCGTTGGGCGGACAACGGTGATCTTAAACTCTCATGGATCAGACGGACCAGAATAGGTGGCGACAGTTGGCAGGGAACAGAAGTGCCATTGGGCGAGGATGCGGAAAATTATTTGATCCGTATCACCAGTGCGACCTCGGGCATTCGTGAGTTTTTCGTCGAAGCGCCTTCGTTTGAGTACCTCTCTTCGGAAATCTCAAGCGACGCGGCCAGCGCACCATTTGAAATTGAAGTAGCACAAGTTTCATCCCAATTCGGGCCGGGACCAGTTAAAAGGATCGTATTTGATGGCTGAAACATCTCAGTTTAATTTGCCTTTGTTATCCAGCAGTCAGGCTCAAAAGAGTGTGACCGTGAATGCGACTCCAAGCGGAACCGCGACCGAATATGAGATCGTTGAGATTGACCATGTCCTGGGGGCAGGGACGAGTTCAACCACCGTGCCCCTCATTCCCCAAAACGCGCAGGTTGTTGGCGTGACCGGTCGGGTCATTCAGGAAATCACCGGTTCCTTGACGAGTTGGAAACTCGGTATTGATGATGATGAACCAGCGCCACAACGGTTTGGCCATGGCCTTGGCCTTGCGCTTAACTCCTACGTTCTGGGAATGAGCGGAACGCCTACGACCTACTATTCCGTTATCCCGTCGCACAATCCAAACATTTCAAAATTGCGGGGTTGTGATTGA